GTTCTGTAAAGAATGATGATACTAAAAAACTCACTATAGGGCTAAAAGACTTAGATGAAGCTATATTCTACTACTTTAATAATGTAATTAAACCATCTGTTATACAGAACGGTACACAAAAACCAGTTCCTGTATTATATGGTTCACCAGAAAGATGGGCTTCGGTACAAAAAGACGGATTCTATAGAGATAAAAACGGAAAGATACAAGTTCCGTTAATAATGATAAAGAGAGACAGTGTAGAAAAGAATAGAAGTCTTGGAAACAAGATGGACGCTAATAATCCTACACAGTTTGGAGTGTTTGAAAAGAAGTTCTCAAAGAAAAACACATATGATAGATTCTCTGTACTGAATACTAGATCTGTACTAAAAGAATACCAAGGAGTTGTAATACCAGACTACGTTAACCTTGTTTATTCCTGTACTATATTCACAGAATATGTAGAACAGATGAATAAATTAGTAGAAAGTATAAATTACGCTTCAGACGCTTACTGGGGTGACCCTGAAAAGTTTAACTTTAGAGCGATGATCAATAATTACACTACATCTACTGAATTATCCCAAGGTCAGGATAGAACAGTTAAGACATCTTTCCAGATAAACCTACTTGGACATATAATACCAGACGGAATTAATACTTTACCTCAAGGTAATAGTAAGTTCTTTAGTAAGGCAGCAGTTTTATTCGGAGTTGAAACAGTAAGTAATATAAACGACATAGATTAAAATGGCAAATAGATATTCAAGCACTAGAGTTAATACTACATCAGTTAGGTTTTATGATCAGGCAATGACAAAACTTAATACCATTAATATTGAAGAATCCATGACAGCAGAACAAAAATTATACTTAGGATTAAACAAAGCATATAGCAGTAATACCAAGAGTGCAGATGTAATACCAGCTACTCCAGGGGTAAATGCAGAAGTGGTATTTGCAGATTTAGTTTTTGCTACTCCACCAGCCGGTTTTCCCGAGTTAACCAAGACAGATTTTAACCTATTTATTAATGGAGTGTTGGTTGAAACAGATGCAATAGATTCCATCACACAAGAAGGTACTAATACCAAGGTTACATTAAATGAAGGACTTAACTTTGAAGTAGATTCAACAGATGAGTTTATGATAACCGGAAAATTTGCATAATAAATGGCATTAGTACAGTGGAAACAGATAAATCCTGAATTAAACGGGAATGGACAACTTACAGGTTCATTAGAAGTTTCGGGATCCATAATACTCAACGGAGTAGACATATCTACCGCAGGAGGCGGCGGTGGAGTTCTACCTGCTGGTGTTATATCCGGTTCTCAACAAATTTCTGAACACGGCTTTGCACTTACTTCCTCTGTAGATATAATTCAAGCATCAGTTACAGCTTTAATAGCTAGCAGCTCTACTTATTTAACCAGTATTAGTAGCTCTAATATAGAGGAACTAAGTAATATTGATATTACAGGTATATTAGATGGACAAATACTTGCTTATAACTCACAATCAGGCTTATTTGAACCAACATCTGCTGGACAAGGAGATATAACAGCAGTATATTCCGGTGTAGGCCTAGACGGAGGAGGAACTACAGGAGTGGTTGCTTTAGAAGTTAGAGCTGGCGATGGTATATTAGCAAATAGTACAGGAGTACATTTAGATACGGGTTCTGCGCATTTTATCGCAGGAGTTAATACACATGTAAACACCCTATCAGCATCTATAGCAACAGAACTAGCAAATATAGTTCATACAGATATTTCAGCACTAGATACCTTCACAGGATCAGCAGATACTAGAATATCTACATTAGAAGCATTTAGTTCATCTTTAGATGCTACATATGCAACTGATCAACAACTTACAGACCTATCTTCATCAGTAACAGCTTATACAGATGCTAAATTTGCATCATTAGTAGATGGAGCACCGGAATTACTAGACACTTTAAATGAATTAGCAGCAGCTATAGGTGATGATCAGAATATTTCTTCATCACTGGTTACCTCTTTAGCAGATAAAGCCAGTAATACAG